CGGCGACCGCAGCGCACGACGATGTGACCAGCCATGCCGGCGCACTTGCCCGAACCTTCGACGATGTCCACGATCTGGCCGTCGGTGGTGTCGCAGTCCTTGACCTTGAGCCAAGCCCTGGAGCGGACGCCATGGCGGTAGGTGGCGGTCGTGTCCTTGACCATGGCACCCTCGAAGCCCTCGGCGGTAAAGCGGAGGAAGGCTTCCTCGGGGGTGCAGGAGACGCTCGGGATGAGCAGGAGGGAGGAAGGGTAGGACTGATTGAACAAAGCCTCCAGAGAGGCACGGCGGGTGCTGTAATCGCCATCGCATGAGGGTATGTCGAACAGCCAGACGCGGGCATCGTCGGCAGGGGCTTCGGAGCGGAGGTCGCCGACAGAGGTGAAGAACGACTGCCCGGACACGGCCTCGCCGTCGAGCGTCCAAAGGCCAGCACGATCAGCGAGCAGTTCGAACACCTCGCCAGCCAAGTGGTCGAGGGATGGCATCGGGTTGCCGTTGCGCGTGGCGAAGGAGACGCGGCGGGTGTCGAGGTCGGCGGTGATGATGACGCGAAGTCCATCGACCTTGGGCTCGCAGACGTAAGAGGCCGGCAGTTCGCCGTCGTAGAGGCGGGCCAGCATAGCCGTGCTACGGGCCTTTACGGCGCGGGGCTTAGGGATATGGGGCACGGCCTTCTCGAACATGGCGAAGAAGTCGGCAAGGGCTTGGTCCTGTTGGCAGATCATCGGTGAGCAGGGCAAGTAGACCACCCCCACCCCCGTCCGTCAAGCCCCTTTCCCTACCAATCAGGGCAAAGGAAATGGGCACCAAGAGCATCCGGCACATCGTCGAGTCCACTGTCGCAACCTACCTCTCGACCCAGACCGGGCTGACAACCGTCACCTTCCTGACCGGGGACAGCGCCGCGACCCAGACCCTGCCCAAAGCCGTAGTCCTCTGCGACTCCGCCCGCAACCCTGCCGACCTCCCCGAAGGCGCGGGCAACTACTCCTGCTCGGTCCGCATCACCCTTTTCTCTAACGCCGACGACACGACCCTCGCCGACCACCGGGCCCGCTGCGCCGCCCTGTCCGGCAATATGCGTGACCTGACCAGCATCAAGGCCGCCTTCGTGACCAGCACCGACGCAACCTGCTACGACGTCACGATCGGGTCGGAAGACGAGGGCATCGACGAGCGCTCCTGGGCGACGGCTTTCTCCTTTGACGTGCTGGTGGTCCTGCCTGCCGCGTAACCTTCCAAACCCTGCATATTCAAATGGCCGCCATCTCTAACGGAACGACCTGCATCTACGGAGTCGCAGGCACTGTCTCTAACCTCTTCGTGCAGAGCTACAGCCTCTCGTCCTCCTTCAACGCGGACGTCACTGTGGTCGACGAGACTGGCCTGACCAAGACCCATCGCCTCGACGACCGCAAGTCGGAGATCACCATCGAAGGCATCGCCAAGACGACCTCGATGCCGGTGCTCGGCGCGGCCCTTTCCTTCACGGTCAACACCCTTTCGGCCTATCCGGCTGGCTCGGCCTCCGCGTCCTTCGTCGGCACGATCACCAAGATTGACGACAAGGGCTCTAACAAGGGCTTCACGGCTGTGACCATCACGGCTATCGACTACGAAGGCATCACGCCTGCCTAATTGACTTCCCCGCAAAGGGGGTAGCATCAAGGAAGTGGACCGCCGCTTCTTAAATGCCTATATCGACCCGGCGCCCTTTCGGCTGCTGGGTCGTTCGCTTTATCCCTGGTGCCTTAAGTACCGGGTGCGCCTGATGGCCTTCGACTCGCCGCTGGTCACGGGCTCCCGCGGCATCAGTCCTGCCGATCTGCTCTTCGCCTGCAAGGTCTGCGCCGAGGAACCGCTAGGGGATAAGATTGGCTGGCTCGACGAGCTGCGGCTAATGTCCCTGTCCCGCAACCCTGAGAAGTTCGAACGCCTGCTGGAAGCCTTCGCCGGCTACATCCTCGTCCAGGACTGGCCCAAGTTCTGGGAGCAGACCAAGACCAAGTCAGGTGGCGGCGACAAAGGGGTGCCTTGGCCTCTGTCCATCGTCGCCAACCTCATTGCGTCCGGCATCCCAGAAAAGCGAGCATGGGAGATGCCGGAGTGTCAGGCCATCTGGCTGAACTCCGCCCTGGCTATCCGCAAGGGGGCGGACGTGGCGATCATGTCGCCCGAGGAGGAAGCCTTCATGGCCGAGGAGGAAGCCAAGGAGAAAGCCGCCGAGACTCCTTCCAATCCTGCAAAGGAAACAACCGATGAGCCAATCCCTAGAGGTTAACATCAAGACGACCTCCGACGTCCCGCAGGCCATGGACAAGGCCAAGACGGCGACCGTGTCCTTCGGTAAGCAGGTCGAGGACATCCAGAAGAAGTTCTCGATGGCGTTTAAGGACATCTTCCTATCATTTCTTGGCCCGATGGCGCTGCTTGGCGTAGCCCTAAATTATATCAGCAAGCTGATTGAAGACAATCAGCGTAAACGCGAAGAAGCCAACCAAGCCGCCATTGATGGAACTAATGAGTTAATGTCTGCCGAAGACCGATACTGGGCACGCAAACGAGACCGTGAAAAAAAGACTGAGGAAAAAGTCGAACAGTCTAAAATGACTCGCGAAGAAGTAACCGAAGAATTTCTTTCAAAGGATCCTCGCGGAAAGCAACTTTGGAAAGATATTCAGGAAGGCAAAAATGCCATTAAGCCATTCACGGCCTCATGGAGGGCCATCAAAGACCCAGAGGTTCAGGCTGCTGTCCAGGCTTTGCTTGCTGAGGACGCAAAAAAGAATCCTCAATTAGGCGCACCGACCGGAGAAAAGAAGGACTTCAAAGGCCCCGAAGGCTTCTCCAATGTCGTCGGCGTCGGCGCCAACCCGGTCATGGAGGCTATGAACGCCCAGCTCGAAGAGCAGCGCAAGCAGACCGGGCTTCTCCAGAACCTCGTTGATCGTAATCCTTTCATGTCCGAAGACTTCACCAAGACCCCTCAGAAATAATTTATGGCACGCGTCGACCAAGGCAACAACCTCACCACCGTACTTCAACAGCCTGGAGCCAAGTTCCAAGAGGACGGATACGGACTGGCTACCGGCTCAATCGTATTCAAGGCGGCCATCACGGCCTCCGTCGGAGGCACGATTAACCGAGGCTCCGCCTGCCCTCAAGGCGCCTACAATTACTGCAAGGCGCACAAATACTCTGTCTCTTTCGAGAGCCTAGGAATTGCCACCTACACCGTGGACTATGTCGGCATCGTGCCTAGTTTCGGAACCTCGACCAACCCGCAGATCACCGGCTCCCAGGGGCTGACCTCGGAGAACATCACGACGCACCCTAACTTCTTCGAGGTCTACACCGCGGGAGGTTTCAGTGGCACGGCCATCGCCGGCGTCGGTCCGAGCCCTGGAAGCAAAAACACTCCTAACTTCCAAGCAGTAGCAGGAACAAACCCTACCGAATATGAGGGCAACAATGGCGCCACGTTTGAGTTGGCAACTGGGCGAAAGTTCCTCGGTTTTAAGAAGTCACAATTTGAAAACTTCTACGGCAAGTCCAACTACCTTGCCCCGCAGTGCTCGCTGTCGGGTGTATTTTACACCAGCAGTTCAGCCCTAGTGATTAACCTTCGCAACGCTGTCGGCAAGACCTCAGGCGATGGTTCCTTTGCATCAAAAGACTTAGTCCCGACCTACATGGGAACGGCCTTTACGGTCAGCGGCAAGAACCAGCTGCTTCTCTCTCAGGTTTCCTTTGAGGACTTCGGCCTGCTCTACAAGGTGCAGTATGAGCTGCGCTTCAACCGCGAGGGCTACGTCGCTTCGGTCTACGCCGCCGCCTGATGAAAATCCAACCCGGAGTCGGCTACACCTTCGACTCGTCCAGCAAGGGTTTCACCCTGGACACGTCTGACCCGTTCCCCAGCCCTGATGGGCAGGCGCTTCACCCGTTGCAGATTTACGGACTGCGTTATGATACCGCCACTAACACGGCTTTCTACAAGGTCTACGTTGGCACAATCAACAACCTGGTCCCGCAACTTGAGGACGACACCAGCTCATGGATTAAGTTGGACCGACTGACCTCCGGTATCCCTGACCCACCCGAAGGCGTCATCACGACTTCCGGCGGCCTTTATTACATCTACCTTCGCACGGGACCTGACTCGACTACCAACGATTTCCCGTCAAGCGACGACACCTCGGCTCGTTATCCGCGCATCATCTCGGTCGGCACTGTCCAGACCGACACTGACACCGAAGGCTACATCCTTTTGGCGCATGGCTCCATCAGCGGCTCGAATGTGATAACCAATTATCAGGACGTAAGCTCGTCCCTCTGGGGTGACCGCATCAAGCTAGGTACGGCCACTTCTCAGTATTACTACGCCCGCATCTGATGGGCTTCGTGATCGGAGATATTGAAGGGGCCTCGACCTGGGCGACGCTACGCAGGGCGATCGGGCAAATCTACGACACCTCGAACTACAGCCAGCCCACCGTGAAGCTGGCCCATAACATCGAATATCCAGACGAAGGTCGGTTCAAGTCCGCATCGCCAGGTTACGGGTTGGTTAAGGGTGCGTTTAGTTTGAGCAGTCCTTCAGATCAGCCCGGCATAAGCAATCGGGCAGAGCCTACCATGCTGGTGTTTTATTTGTCTTCTCCCCCTTCAAGCATCGAGGTCGGTATGCAGGCTTTTGACATAATCACCTGCGACCCTCAGCTGTCGGGAGAAACCGTCACTCACGGAGGCGGCACATATGCCATCGACCCTCCCATGTTTGTGTCTCTTCAGGTCGTCCCCGGTACGATAGTCTCACCGATTACAGCGGTCGGCAAACTGACCCCCATCACCTGACCACCCCCCCCCTTCCAATCGGGGCAAGAGTAGACCCGATGAGCTGTCCTAACACCGTAACCATCTCG